AGGTCGGCCAGAAACTCCGGATAAATATAAATTATCTACACTTGAGGGGTTGCATCCTGAAATAAAGATAACGCCAGAAACCCAAAAAATGTTTTTTGAAACAGCTCATAAATTTGGTCTGACGAATAAACAAGCTGATGACTTGAACAAATGGTTTTTATCGAGTGTCAGTGCGAATTTAACGGCCAGGGATAAGGCGTACAACGAAAACGTTCAGAAATCTATGGCTCAATTAAAAGGTGAATGGGGTGGGGAATACGAAAAAAATTTGACCTTAGCGCAACGCATGGTCAAAACATTCGGCGGTAACGAGGCGATGGTTGCGTTTGGTGATCTGGGCAATGACCCGTCAGTATTGAAATTTTTAGCAAATATCGGTAAACGGTTTGCCGAAGATTCGATTGATAAAATGGGTGTTTCGGATTTAACGACTTCATCTGGTGATGCTAGAAAACAAATTAATTCAATTAAGACTGACGTTAATAATGCGAATTATAAAGCGTTTTGGAATGAAAGCGATCCGCGCCACGACGAAGTTGTTAAGTTGGTTTCAAAATTATACGAAGTCGAATCTGGTGGTGAATAATGGATGCTTACGATATTATTGATTTAAAAATTAAATTATTAACACCGCTTGTAGAAACCGCGTCGATTCATGGAATGAAGCATGAAGTTATTCCTATGGCGGATAAAATGTGGCATGAATTTTTGGTTAAAGGAATACCCGAAGAATTATTAACTCCTCACTCCCCCTCGGGACAGGGGTTAAATAAACCTTCGGCTCCTAAGAAATAGTTTTTTGTTTTTTGGATACCGCATCATTGCTGGTGCGCCCATGTGTTTTTTCTCAGACCGCGCAAGCGATACTCTGAACGGTCAAGACAACTTTTGAATTTCAAACAAGGAGAAATTACATGAGCGCACCTAGCACAGCCTTTGTAAAGCAGTATCAGGATAATATCTATCTGCTTGCACAGCAGATGGATACACGCCTTCGCCCGTGCGTATTGGTTGACACCAATTTCCGCGGCGAACAAAAGTTCTACGATCAATATAACGCTGACACGATGACGGAAATTATGACTGAGTATGCAGATACTCCAGTCCAATCTCCCGATCATCGTCGGCGTATGGTGACTCCGCGGTTCTTTGTGTCTAACACACTTGAAGATCCTGTGGATGCTTTGCAAATGTTGATTGATCCAAAATCAACGTATATGCAAGCGAAAATTGCGGCTGCTGCCCGTCAGACTGACGACGTTATTATTACCGCCCTTGGCGCGTCAGCATATACAGGAAAAACGGGAACGTCCACTCAAGCGCTGACATTAACGGTCGCCGCGGGTGGGGCCGGATGCACGAAAACAAAAATCCTTAACGCTAAAAAACAACTTGATGCTGGCGAAGTCGAAGTAACAGATCGTTTTGCCGCTCATACATCATCTCAACTGTACGATTTGTTAATCACTACGGAAGTTACGTCAAGTGATTACAATGTCGTTAAGTCATTGGTTGAAGGTGATATATCTACCTGGATCGGGTTTAAGTGGGTCCGTAGCGAAAGATTAACAACTGACGGTTCATCTGCCCGTCTTTGTTACTTTTTCCAAAAATGGGGTATGCAATTAGCTATTCAAAAAGATGTGACTGGCCGGGTTGATGAAAGACCGGATAAAAATTACGCGTGGCAAGTTTACCTCAAGATTTGTCTTGGCTCGACAAGACTAGAGGAAGCGCGCGTGGTTCAGATGGCCTGCGTCGAGACGGTTTAATTTGTGCTAAGTAAAAATTAACAGGAGGTATTAAAATGACAGTATACAAGGGTACAGTAAAAACCGCTGTGGATGCTGGCGGTGTGGCAAATAAACTCGCCCAAGGTTTGATCGATGGACGAGTGAAAGTAATGCTTGATTCGTACACGGTTGTTTCCGGATCAGAACCGATTTCCGGATCAACCTTAAAGCTGGGAAGCACATTGCCGACGGGCGCAAATATTATAGCGATTATGTTAGCGGCATCGGCAGCCCAGACTTCACTAACTGTTTCTATTGGGGATGCGGATTCTACAACTCGTTATGCCAGCGCGCATACTGGTTTGCAAACCGCAGCCGGAGGAGCGGCCAACAGTATAGTAATGGTATCGGGTCTTAACCGAGTTGTTGGGACGTCCACCAATGATAATATTATTTATCTGACAACGGGTGGAGCAACCATGACAGCCGGTATTATTTATTATGCAGTTTTTTATACGATGGATTAAGGATAAAAAAGGAGGAGTAGATGAGAAACAAATTGTTTTTGAGTATCCTTCTTGTGCTTGTCCTTGCTTCATCGTCTTTTGCTGCGGTGGGGTATCAGTCTAGCGGCACGCCTGTGGGAGCAGCGACCGATATCAACATCAGCACAGGTTTAGCTGCATCCTCGTTTGATGGGTCAACCTTGACGATCAGCGCGGCAACAGCGGCAATCACAGGAGGGGTTATTGCAGGAACCACAATCAATAGTTCAACGATAGGAGCGACTTCACCATCTACCGGAGCGTTCACAACGCTTTCTACTACGGGAGCGGCAACGGTAGGAACAACCCTAGGGGTTAGCGGAAACACTACGTTAAGTGGTGGAACCACGACCATCGCGGGAACGCTTACTGCAGCTACCGGTACATTGACCGGTGGTAGTATTAACGGTGCAACAATCGGCAATTCTTCGCCGTCAACGGGTGCATTTACCACGTTAGCAGCGAGCGCAGCTACTGCTTTAAGTAGCACTCTTGCTGTCAGTGGAAACACTACGCTAAGTGGCGGCACTACGACCGTTGCCGGGACGTTGAGCGCAGCAACAGCATCGTTGACTGGTAAGTTATCAGCGAAAGTTGTTGCTCACGCGACATCAGTATTAACTTCCTCGCCTACAGTGTCAGTTGACGCTTCAGGAAACGATATATTTTATATTGATCCTACGTCAACAGGTACGCTTACTGCGGCTGGATTTACCGCAGGACAGGTTGTTCGGTTGATTGTTTACACCGGAAGTTCTGCTAGCACCGGGACCTTGACTTTTAGTACAGGGTTCAAATCGACAGGAACATTAACCATGCCCGCATTAGCTGGAAAATACAGTCTTGTCACATTCGTTTGTGATGGTTCCAAGCTAATTCAAATGGGTACGTTTATGTTACCGCTGTAAAATTGTTTTGATTACCAGGAGGGGGAAACCCCTCCTGGTATTAGGAGGTGTAATTATGTCCCTAAGCAAAATACAGATTGCGAATGTAGCTTTACAGAAAATTGGGGCGAGAGTTATTACAGCATTTGATGAAAATAGTTCTTCTGCACGAGCAGTAAATTCAGTCTATGATGTTGTGCGTGATGAAATTTTGGGGGAAAGCCCGTGGTCGTTCGCTCAAAAACGCGCCGCGCTCGTACAAGTAAGCGTTACGCCCGCATTTACAGACGACAATATGACGTATGTTTACGCCAAACCTTCTGACCTTATAAAAATAAATTTTATTAATATTCCACAAGCAACAGTTAAGGTCGAAGGTCCGTACATTTTATCTGACACATCAGGATTAGGAATTATTTATACGTTTAGGAATGATGATCCAGCGACGTATTTCCCGTTATTTTCTATGGCGTTGGCCGTAAGATTAGCGGCAGAATTATGTTTTAATTTAAGTGAATCGACAGCCAAAGCAGAAGCTGTTTTTGAACAATACGAAAAAATAAGTTTGCCGAGAGCGCAGTCTGCGGATTCGCAACAGTCGACGCCAACACAGCCAATTCAGGACGAATGGGAATCGGCTAAAGATATGGCCGGGGCGACTTTTATAGTTCAGCCCGGAGCCCAGACTTGGCAACCCTATCCATGAATTTATAGCGAATGGTTTTCCTGATAGATTTCAGGTTTTGTGTGCTAATTGTAATTTAATTAAACAGATAGAATCGTATGCCTAAATCTTTATTTCATCAATGCTCGTTTGTGGGCGGAGAAATAAGCCCGCGTGCATTTGGAAGATACGATATTCAACAATATTCCAACAGTATGGCATTGTTGGAAAATTTTTTAATTTATCGTATTGGCGGGATACGATTTCGTCCGGGAACAGTTTATGTCGCGGACACTAAGACGGATTCTAAAAAATCGTATTTATTTCCTTTTCAGTATTCTACATCTCAGGCTTATGCACTTGAAATTGGTGATCAATATATGCGATTTTTTGCTAATAGCGCACAAGTTGTTACTGCGCCATCTACCCCGCTTGAAATGTCAACTCCTTGGTTAGTTGCCGATGTTCCCTATGTCCACTACGCCCAGAATTCAGATACGATGTATTTAGTTCATGGGTCGTATGTTCCTTATAAACTGCAGAGAATTAGTTCAACGCTGTTTGTTTTAAATCCTGTCGTATTTATTCGAGGTCCATTTTTAAGTTCCAACGTGGCAAATGTGACAATAACTCCGTCGGCAGATACGGGTGTTGGGGTGACATTAACGGCAACCGTTCCTGCATGGGGAGGATCAACGGGTTATATTCCAGGAGATTTCGTTACGAACGCAGGAACAATGTATTTGTGCAAGATATCGCATACATCGGGAACGTTTGCCACTGATCTTGCTGCGGGGAAATGGGTTGCCAAAGATTTTTTTCAAACAGGACACATCGGGTCGTCGTGGAGAATTAAAAATGGCGTAGTCCTGATAACTGCGTATACGAGTAAAACAGTCGTGACTGGAGATGTTCAAAAAGAACCAGCAGGAACAGCCGGAAATTTAGGGACAGGTCCGGCATCTACTGCAGATTGGGCAGAAGGAGCATTTTCAAGTGTTCGAGGATGGCCGTCAACGGTGACATTTCATCAGCAGAGATTATTTTACGGATGCACGACAAATCAGCCGCAAACATTTTGGGGGTCGAGTATTGGTGCGTATGATAATTTTAATGTAGGGTCGACGAGTGATTCAGATGCGGTGTCGTTTACATTATCAAGCGATCAGGTATTGGAAATTCGATGGATGAGGTCGACTTATAATTCTCTTCAGATTGGGACTTCTGGAGGGACGGCAACTATTACAGGAGCGTCTGGGAACAGCACAATTACGCCGACATCAATTAATGTTCAACTTGATACAGATTACGGATCATCAAAACGTATGGCCAAGAAAAGTTCTAGTTATGTTATTTATTTGCAATCTAACGGGTATCAAGTCAGGGAGTTGGTTTATGATTATTATGTGAATAGACAGGTCGCGGGTGACTTGAATTTATTAGCAGAACATATTTTACGTGATGGTTCCGGAGCCGTAGATTATGACAGACAACAATCTCCCGACACGCGATTATGGATGGTTCGGTCAGATGGACAGATTGCTGTATTAGACAGAGATCGTGAGCAGAAAGTTATGGGGTGGTCAAGAATTACGGGAGGGTTATCTTCTGGCCAAGCCGGGACTTTTGAAAGCATTACGATTCTTCAATCGGATAATAACGATGACCAAATCTGGGTAATTGTTAATCGAGTTATTAAT